GGCTGCTGGTGTACGACACGGAGACGGGACTGTGGCACGAGGAAAGCCCGGCGGGCACCGAAATGGTGGGCACCGGGCAGCAGCTGTATCTCTGGGACGGCAATGCCCTATGGGCGGCAGACCCGGACCGGGAGGAGGACGGCGAGACCGAGACGCGGTTACAGTTTGAGGCGGTGACCGGCGACATTGGCATGAGCAGCCCGGACGACAAGTATGTGAGCCGGGTGACGCTGCGGCTGGATGCACTGGCCTACACAGTGGTGGACGTGGCCGTGAGCTACGACGGCGGGGACTGGGAGACGGTGGGCAGCTGCGCAGCGGTGCGGGCCGACGAGCGGATCAACCTGCCCTTTGTGCCGCGGCGGCACGACCTGATGCGGCTGAAGTTTTCCGGCAGCGGGCAGATGGTGCTGCGCAGCGTGGCCCTGACGCTGGCGGACGCAGCCGGAGGACGGGTGAGCGGCGCGGTGCCGAGACGGTAGAAAGGAGCGAAACAATGGCGAGTGTGGCGGGACTGGCGGGCATCGGCCTGCCGAAGTTCAGCGCGGACATGCCGGCCGAAGATGCCGAAGCGCTGACCAACTACCTATACCAGCTGCAGGAACAGCTGGGGTATGTGCTGACCAATCTGGACAGCGAGAACATGAACGAGGACTTTTTGAAGAAGGTGAAGAACGCATGAGTAGACTGACGGACGCGAGAAGCGAGCTGGAACGCTACGAGCAGACGAAGCCCGCGGACTATCAGAGCAAGTACCAGGGGCAGATCAAGGACGTGATGGGCCAGATCGACGGCATGGGCGACTATGACTATGACCCGGCGGCGGCATACCAGCAGTACAAGAGCCAGTACACCCAGAAGGCGAAGCTGGCAAACCAGAACGCCCAGGCGGATGCCAGCGCACGGACCGGCGGCTACGGCTCCAGCTACGGCACCCAGGCGGGCCAGAAGGCCTATGCATCGACCATGAACGACCTGGACAACGTGCTGGACGGCCTGATGAGCCAGAGCCGCAGCGAGTACAACACGAAGAAGGCCGGGCTGCAGACAGAGCTGAGCGGGCTGCAGAGCGCCGAGGAGAACGACTACAACAAGTACCAGAAGGACCTGGCGAACTGGAAGGACGGGCTTTCTTACCGGCAGAACGAATACCAGAACGCCTACAACGAGCACCAGCAGAACACGCAGGACTTTTTGAACGGGCTGTTCCAGGTGATCGGGCTGGCGGCGCAGATTTTGCCGTTCTTTTTGTAAAGGAATTTTTGTAAAGGAAGGAGAACACAATGGGCGTATTTTCGAGATTGAACAATGCACAGAAGAAGCTGACCGACGCGGAGAACGCGATGCCGGGGGCTTATGACAACAGCTATGACCAGGACATCCAGGACGCGCTGCAGAACATGACCGGCCAGAACCAGGCGGGCACAGGCTACGCTTCGACCGGCGACAGCTACCGGGGCGCGCTGAGCCGCCTGTTTAACAATGCGGGCGCTGGGGCCGACGCGGCCGCGCAGACGGCACAGGGGCTTTCCGGCGGGTACGGGGCGGACTGGGCCCAGAGCGCGGCGAACCAGGCGGCGGCCAGCCAGACCGGCAGCACGGCGGGCACGCTGGCGCAGGCCCGGGCGGACGCACTGACCCAGTGGCAGCAGCAGCTGAGCGGCACCAGCAGCCAGCTGAACGCGCTGCTGGGACAGGACCAGCTGGAACGCAGCGAGTACGACGGCAGCGTGAGCAACGCGGCAGACTGGAGAAACTACCAGTACGACCAGACCCAGCAGGCGCGGCAGGAAAAGAGCGATTTCCTGAGCAACGCGTGGAATGTGCTGAAGAACGTGGGCGCAGCGGCGCTGGAAGGGTATGACGCTTACCGCGGATACCGGCAGCAGGACTGGGAGAACGCTTTCGCAGAGCGGCAGTACAATGACAGTCTGACCCGGAACGAGCTGAGCGACCAGATGGCGGCACTGCAGCAGGCGGCTGCCTACAAGCAGGCCGGTTTTGATGACGCAGCAACGCAGCTGCTGGCAAAATACGGGCTGGACAGCACGATGCTGGACACCTGGCAGGGGCTTTCGCAGGTGGACCAGGATAAGCTGACCTATCTGACCACGGCAGCGGGTCTGGCAGGCAGCGGCTACGACACGGCGGCCAAGAGCTATCTGACGGCGGTGGGGCTGGACCCGAACAGCATCGACTATTACAGCACCATTGCAAACCGGCAGAACCAGAGCAACCTGAACCTGCTGAGCGGTCAGCTGCAGCTGCAGCGGAAGTACGGCACGAAGACCGGCAGCAGTAGGAGCTCGGGCAGCAGGTCGAGCGGCAAGAGCGGGAGCACCGGCACGGGCAAAGCGGCCGGATACACGCAGCCGCAGCTGAACACGATGCTGACCAAGTACAACACGATGAAGCCGACAGATGCGAGCTACGACTACTACACCGAAGTGTTGGCCAATGCAGGGCGCATCGACCGGCTGACCGGCACGGGCAACCCGGGCAAGGCGAACGGCACACCGTATGAACAGGGCATGTACAAGGCGCGGCAGCTGGCCAACAGCGGCTACAGCCAGAGCCAGATCGCCAGCGCGCTGGCAAATGACAGCGGCCTTTCCAGTGACCTGGTATCGAGCATCATGAACCAGATCGACTATGAGTGGCTCGGAACGAAATGATGAGGTGAGCATATGGGCTGGACAGCAAAAGAGATCGACGAACTGCGCAAGGGAAAGAATGGTACGGCGGGCAGTACGGCAGGAAGCAGCAGTGCACACGGCAGCACCGCTGCGGGGAGCCGGAGCACGGGCACCGGCAGCGGCTGGACACCGGAGAAAATCGACGCGCTGCGGAGCAGCACCGGGAAACGGACCACCGAAGCGTGGGTGAACCGCAGTGCGGGGGCCAGCACCGAGACCCGCCGCGCCCGGACGAACACGGGCAGCAGCCAGAGCAGCACCGGGGGCAGCCTGGGCGGGCAGGTGCTGGCACAGATGATGGGCAGCACGAACCCGAAGCTGCAGCTGGAGGTGCCGAAGAACGGCACCGGGAACCTGCAGGCCTACCCGGGGAAGAACGGCATTGTGCAGCCTGCCGAGATCCGGGGCGGCACGGCACAGCCGGAATGGCTTGGAAAGGTTGGCAGCAGCACCCCGGCGGCGCAGGTGCGCGGCACGGTGAAGCCGACCGAGAAAAAGCGGCAGCCGTATGCAGCAACCGGCGGCGCGATGCAGCTGCAGAGCGGATACGGCGCAGTGAACAGCGCACCGAATGCAGATGCGCTGAAACAGACCATTGCGGCGGGCGACGGAAAACGGGTGGACTGGTATGCACGCACGGCACAAGAAGCAAAAGAGGATTTTGCCAGAAACAGCGAGCCCGACCGCTTTGATGAACTGAACCAGTGGATGGATGCGGACCCGAAACACCGGGAGCTGGTAAACCTGATCCGGGGCGGCACCGGAGAACAGCAGCCTTATGTCCAGCGCGGCAACGCGATGCAGGCACAGGGAGGAACCGGCGATATGGCCAGTGCGCCCACGGCACAGAGCACCGGGAGGCGGGACTACACCGACGCGGAATTGCAGGCAAAGGGATACACGCAGACCGAGATCAACGAGGCAAAGGCATACATCCGGGATTTCGATGCCTTGCCCGCGTGGCAGCGTGCGGTGCGGCGCACCTCGAACACCATCGGCGGCATTGCGGAAGAATTTGCCGCAGGCGGCCTGCAGATGGGCGAAAATGCGGTGCAGGCCGTGAAGAACAGCAGCACGACAAAGAAGAACCGGGATGCCCTGAAAGAAAGCCTGGCAGGAGACGCTCGGCAGGAAAAGCTGTTCAAGCTGGTGGACACGGTGGACACCAACGGAAGCCCGAAGTACAGCGACGCTGAGCTGATCGCAAAGGGATACACGCAGGGCGAGATCGACGACATGCGCAGCCGGTATGCGGCCACCGAGGTGAAGGATGCCGTTGACCCGGAAAAGAGTGTGGGCTACCAGCTGCACAAGCGCAGCCAGGACTTGACCGGCGCAGCGCTGAGCGGCCTTTCACCGCTGGCGCAGAAGGCACTGGGCATTGTTTCCAGCGCAGGCGAGAACCTTGTGGTCGCAAGCATCGACCCGGCGATGGTACTGCCGGTGCTGAGCTTGCAGGGAGCCGGAGAAAGCATGGGCCAGAGCGTGGAAAAGGGCGACAGCGCGGGCAAGACGCTGGCAGGCGGTGCGCTGAAGTTCGGCGCGGGATGGGCCATCAACAGTGTGGGCGCGGCAGACCTGGCCAAGACCATGGGTACGGACTACGCAAAGGACACGCTGGCGGGGAAGCTGGCAGACCTGGTGCGCAGTGTGGCGGATAACGGTCCGCTGGCACAGCAGTACCCGGTGATCGCAAACGCCGTCTCGGGCGGTGTGGACAACGCCATGCAGGCCTTTGTGGAGACCTATGCGGACATGGCCATTGACGCGGCGCTGGGCGACAGTGACGCGGCACAGAACCTGTTCAAGAAAGACACCTTCCTGAACGCGGTGGAAAGCGGCCTGACCGGCGGCGCTTCCGGTGCGCTGGGCGGCGCTGTGGGCACCGGGCTGGGCAAGATGAACGCCCGGTTTGATGCGGCAGCGGGCGGACCCCTCTCACCGCAGTCGCCTTCGGCGACAGCTTCCCCCGAGGGGGAAGCCTTGAGCCCGGCGGACATGCAGGCACATCAGGCTGCAGAGATGGTGCAGGCTGCACAGGAAGCGATGGGCGCGCAGAGCACGGCACAGACGGTGCGCAGCGAAAACCAGGCGGTGCAGCAGCTGGCCGCTGCCATGGCGGACGGGGAACTGACCGGAAAAACCATCAACCTGTTTACCCCGAATGCGGCGAACGAAGCAAACCGAGCGGCGCTTGCGGAAGAATACGGCATCGAGCTGCCGGAGACGGCGGCAAAGACGCGGCAGATGCTGCGGGAACTGGCAGCACAGCAGCAGAGCACCCAGGTTGCACCTGCAGAAACTACAGCGGCAAACGAGGAAAAGCCGGCCGGAATTGCGGAAGCAGCGGCAGCGGAGAGCCCGGCGCGGCTGGAAGAAAGCGGGCAGGGCTACGGCGTGAGCCTGAGCAACGACACCATGACGGTGCGCTTTGCCGACGGGACTGAAGCAGTGCAGAAAGTGGACCTGGAAGACCCGAAGACCCTGCTGTTTGACCCGGAACAGCTGCACCGGCAGGCGCAGGCGGAAAGCCCAGCTGCACAGCAGACCGCTGTGGAGAACACCGGGGAAACGGTGGAAAGCAGCCCGGCAGAACAGCACAGCGGGCTGCGGGAGACCTACGGCCTGATGCAGCAGAGCCGGAGCGTGCAGCAGCGGCAGGTGCAGCAGGAGCTGACCCGCTGGAAGGTGTCGGATGCGGCGAGCGAGACCATCAGTAAAAACATGCCGGTGGGCATTGGAGATGCCGAGCGGTATGCGGCCGCAGCCAGCAGTCTGTACCGTCTGGGCCAGATGGAAGATGTGACCACCTTTGACAAGGCCATGGAGCTGGCGCAGGGCATGAACGGGCTTGCGGTGAACACCGAGTATGTGCTGGCACAGGACGGCGGCAGGCAGGCTTTACAGCTGGCGTGGCTGCAGGGGCACGGCGAGATGGAAGCCGGGAGCATGCAGCGGGGGACCCTGGGCGGAGAACTGACCGAAAAGAGCACCAGCGGCAGCGGACGGGTGCTTTATAAGGGGACCATGCGCACGGCAAACGACGTGGGCACCCAGCTGATCGAGCTGAACGCCCGGGCTACGGACACCGACGCAGTGCTGAAGACGGTGTTGCAGGGCAATGACCGGGTGAAAGCCTATGTAGACACCGAGGTGGCACAAATCTATTTTGCGGACAGTGCCGAGGACGTGTTCGGCACTATTTTGCACGAGGACTATCACTGGTACAACTCGCTGGACACCGAAGGCGCACAGGCACTGCAGCAGCACGCGCTGGAATTTCTGGCAAAGAGCGAGGGCTATGAGAACATCGACGCGATGATCCGGGAGAAAGCTGCGGACTATGCACAGCAGGGCCTGACCTATGAACAGGCGGCGGAAGAACTGGTGGCGGACGCCTGGCGCGGCATCTTCAGCGATGAAGCAAGCTTCAAGCGCTGGGTGGAGTTCCAGCGGCAGCAGGCTGAGAAGAATGCGGGCCGGGCAGGCACCATCCGCAAAGTGATGAACAAGGTGAAGGAACTGCTGAGCGACATCGTGAGTCGCGCAAAGGAAGTGCTGGCCAAGGACCCGGAGAACAAAGCGGCCCTGCGGGCACAGCGCCTGGCCGAAGCGGAAAAGCGGGTGCTGCAGGACGAATACTTTGCCCACGCGGAAAAGGCTATGGACAGCCTGCGGAGTGCAAAAGAAAACGCCGCAGCCCTTGAGAACAAGGGTGCGGCGGAAGGAACACGATTCAAGCTGCATGAGGACAGCGAGTCTCTGACAGAACAGATGAACGATCATCTGGGTGAACTGGAAGAAATGGAGCCGGTAGCGGAAATCCGTGGAAATGAGGTGAATTTCGGGAAAAACGCGAGGGAGAATGTTGAGAACATTGATGCTTTTTTCGATTCGATCGGAAATAAAGTGGAAAGAGAAAACTTTGGAATCGTTGAATTAAAGCATTATGGCGCGAATAAAACAGTGCGTCATGGAAATAGTGCAGCAAAGCAGGCTGCGGTTGCAGCTATTCCGGGAGTGATTCGTAACGGCAATCAGATTGGATATGAAAAAAACTGGCAAGGCAAGGGCTATGACACATATGTTTTTGCTGGGCCGGTAATTATGGATGAAACCAGAATCAACGAAGCGGTAATTGTGAACTCTTACACAAGAGAAGACGGCAGAAAAGCTTTTTATACACACGAAGTGTGTTGGTCGGATGGTAGTTATGTGACATTTGACGATGCCGGAAAACCGACAAAAAAAGAAGATACTCCCACACATCTCCCGATGGATGTGCGGAGCAGCGCTATGGCTGCTCAGGAAGTATCTTCTGACACAAGTATAGCACAGGAAACCGCCGAAAACAAGGGAAATAACGGGACGCTGAAGAAAAATGTGCGGTATCAGCTGAGCGAGACAGACGAGCTGACGAAGCTGCGCGACGAACAGCAGCAGCTGGACAAGCAGCGGCGGGCCCTGAAGGAAGAACGCAGTGCCTGGCTGGAAAGCGATGCAGTGAAGGCAATCGAAGCGAAGAAGAAAGCACTGGGCATCTTTTCTGCGGAAGCAAAAGCCTACCGGGACAGCGAAGAATACCAGAATTACCTTGCAAAGCGCAAAGACTACAATGCCCGCATGGCGCAGCTGGATGACCAGAGCGCCGCGCTGGACGACCGGATGAAAGCGGTCAATGCCCGGATGCAGCAACAAAGAGCGGCAGAGGGCAAGGCAGAACAGGCGGCGTATGATGCAAAGGCCGAAGCCTACGGCAGCAAGGCAGAATACCGCCGCGCACTGGCAAAGGAACAGTTTGGTACGACCGAGGATTTCAACCGGGCGGGGTACATCCTGCCGGACGGTCAGATGCTGAACTTTGCCCAGAATGACCGCACCCGAGACACCGACCACCGGGAGATCATGAGTGTGTTCGGCCCGGCGGAGGTAAAGACTGGAACGGAAGCCTTAAATGAATTTTTGCTGGACGGCAACGTGCGCGTGATGGCCGAGGGACCTGGCATCGACCTTTCGGCAGACACGGCACCCACCGCGCAGCAGCTGGAACAGATCCGGCAGATGGCGCAGGAGCTGGGCAGCGCACGCAGGCAGTTCACGCTGGACATCTCTACGGCGGACGGCCGGGTGGCGGCCAGCAAGGAGTACAGCGGCCGGGTGGACGCTGACCGCGTGGTGCGGGAAATCCGGGACTATTACCGGACCGGAGAGCTGGCACAGGAAAGCGGCCTTGCGAAGTTCCGCTATCAGCTGGCGGAGCAGGCCAGCCGGGACGCGAAGAAGAACGACCAGCAGACGGCGAGCCGGGCCATTGCGGACAAGGCGGCAGCGCTGGACACGCTGAGCCAGTTCTTTGGGCTGACACGGGGCGTGAAGGTGAGCCAGAGCAACATTGAAGGGCTGGCCAGCCGCTGGGCAAAGGCCAACGGCAGCAGGGTGGACCGGGCAAAGCTTGCACGGGAGACCGAAGTGTTGGTGGAGTACCTGAAGGCGGACGGCGCGGACATGGAGAAGGGCCAGGCGCTGGCAGAAACGCTGGCAGGCGAAATTCTGGACGGGGCGACCTACCGCAACAGCGAACTGTGGGACGAGTACCCGGAACTGCACAAGCTGGAATACACCGTGAACAAGACGGGACAGGCAAAGGCAGAACTGGTGAAGGCATACGGCAGTTGGAGCGCAGCGGTGGCTGAAGCCCGGAAGCACGGCGTGAGCCTGCGGCAGGCCGAAGGCGTGCGGGACGGCAACCCCGTGGAGCAGTATGACAGCGTGATCAACGACAACCGGGCCGTGGGCGGCACCAGCGACGGCGCGAAGGCGCTGTGGAAGGCAGCGGCGCAGCAGGCCGGAGTGGACGGTGCAATGAGCATGGAAAGCACCGAATGGCTGAGCGTGCTGATGAACCTGCACGACGCCATCAAGCCCGCGACGCAGAGCAGGTTTGCAGACGACGCCGAGTATGAGGACGCCAAGGTGGAGCTGGCGGGCCGGATCATCGGGGACATCCTGAACACACCGGAGATGACCGACGCCCAGGCCATCTTTGAGGGCATCCAGCAGCACAACCTGCAGGTGGCGAAAGCGGCCGCGGGCAGTGAGGAGCGGGCCGCCGAGGTGGAAAAGGGCCTGAAGGGTGTGCAGAAGGCGCAGCAGCGGGAGTTCAACCGCCGGATGTACGAGAACCGGCGTGCGGCAAACCAGAGCGCCGAGGTGCAGCAGATGACCGAACTGCAGCGGCAGAACGCACAGGCTGAAAAGCTGCTGGACGAGAATCTGGAGACCTTGGGCGTGGATACTTCCAACGTGGGCAACCTGAACGAAAAGCTGACCTTCCTGCGGGAAAGCTACGAGCGGGAGATGAAGCAGGAAGTGAAGCGCATGAAGGCCGAACGGCAGGAGATGCTGGACGAAGCAAAGCTGGAAATGCAGAAGCTGCGCAGCGAGAAAAACGAACTGGCGTGGCAGCTGCGGCAGGAAAAGCAGCGCGCGGACAAGGCGGAATACTCGCTGCTGGTACAGGAAAATGAGATCATGGAATGGGAGGCAGACAACGAGCGCAAGCGGGCAGCCTTTGAACAGAAACAGGAGCAGCGAAATGCCGTTGCCATTGAGACAGCACGCCAGCAGCGGGACGAGGACATTGCCATAGCAAAAGCGGTGGCCGAAAAGCGGGTGCAGCGGGCACGGGACGCGCGGAAGATGGACGAGCTGAAGCGCAGCATCCGGCAGAACGCGGCACAGCTGAACCAGATGCTGCTGCGGCCGTCGAAGGACAAGTATGTGCAGAAAAACCTTGTGGATGCGGCGGCACAGGTGGCAAAGCTGGCGGACATGACCATTCTGAACAACAAGGCCGTGAACCAGCTGACGAGGCTGCAGGACCAGATCCGGCAGAGCGCGGGCAGCGAGAACAGCCCCAATGCCATGACCGAAGAATGGAAGCAGACCGGCGTGGATACCCTGATCCAGACGCTGCGGGATGACCTGCAGGCGACAAAGGACGCAAAGCTGACCCGGCTGCACGAACAGCTGGCCGAAGCCGAGGCGCTGCCGGACAGCGAGAAGGCGCGGGCATTGCAGGAGCGGCTGCAGCGGCGCATCCGGGAGACCGAGAACCGCACCTATCTGCCCATGACGGTGGATCAGATGCGGATGCTAAAAGCCATCACGAGCAGCACGCTGCATGTGATCAAGAACGCAAACAAGACGCTGAGCCTGGCAAAGGCCGAGGAAGTGAGCAAAATCGCGGAAGGCGCAGCCAGCGAGGTGCGGCAGAGCAAGGGCAATCACCCCGGCGGAAAGCTGGACGGCGTGCGCAATCTGCTGACGAAGTATCAGCTGGACATGCTGGGCGGCCAGCGGGTCTTCCGGATGCTGGGCGGCTATGCGAAGAATGGCCAGATGGAAAAGATGGCCAACATGCTGAACGACGGCCAGTACCGGCAGACGAAGATCACCGTGGAAGGCGAAAAGCTTTTCACCAACGTGACCGGAAAAGAGCATGTGAAAGAGATGCAGGCCTTTGCGGGCCCGGGCGCAGACCTTGTGGACGTGGGCCTGACGGACGGAAAGGGCAACCGGGCCCCGCTGACCCACGCGCAGCTGTGCAGCCTGTACATGCACCTGCAGAACAAGGACAGCCTGAACCACCTGATGAACGGCGGCTTTGTGATCCCGGATGCAAAGATTTACAGCAAGGGGGACATTGAGCAGGCGTACCAGAAAGGCCAGACCGTGCACCTGGGCATGCTGACAAATGCGGACGGCACGCCCACGGCGGACAGCATCCTGCAGACCGCGGAAGCGGCCATGACCGACTATGACCGGGCGTGGTGCGCGGACATGAAGGAGTTTTTTGACCACTACACCACGAAGCTCATCAACGAGACGAGCCTGCAGCTGGTGGGCTACCAGAGGGCAACCGTGAAAAACTACTACCCCATTGCGGTGGATAAATCGGTGCTGGCGACCCAGATCGACGGCCTGAACCTGGACGCGACCATTGAGGGCCGGGGCTTTCTGAAGAACCGCGTCAAGAGCAGCCAGCCCATTTTGCTGGAGGAGTGCAGCAGCGTGGTGCAGCGCAGCCTGCGGGACACGGCGGCCTATGCGGGCCTGGCAGCGCCCATCCGGGATGTGCAGAAAATTTTGAACAGCAGCGTGGAGACACAGGAAGGGCTCACCAACCTGAAGAACGGCATCATCAAGGAGCAGTGGGGCCGAGACGCGGTGAGCTACATCAACGATCTGCTGACCGACCTGCAGACCACCCAGCGCAAGCGGCCCAGTACGGCAAACCGGGTGCTGGGAAACCTGCGCGGAAACTACGCGGGCGCGGTGCTGACCCTGAACCCGGGCGTGGCCATTGCGCAGGCGGCGAGCCTGCCGACGGCAGCGGCGGTGCTGGGCGGGGATACCATGGCAGCGGTGGTGCCCTTTGTGAAAAACCTTTCGCCCAAGGCGCGGACGGCGCTGGAAACGGAGATCAGAGAGCACGGGGACGTACTGCTGGACTGGCGCAAGCGCGGCAGCCAGAAGGGCGAACTTGCCAGCATCGGACAGAGCGAAACAGTGGCCGAGAAGGCCATGGACAAGCTGCCGACGGCACTGACCGGCTGGATCAACGGCATGGACGAGATCACGGTGGCAGCGCTGTGGGAAGGCAGTAAGCGGTATGTGCGCAGCCACGCGGCCGAATTTGAGGGTGCGGACGTGACCGGAAGCCCGGCATACTGGGAAGCGGTGAGCCGCACATACCAGAAGGTGATCGAGCAGACCCAGCCCAACTACACCGTGATGCAGCGGGCGGGCATCCAGCGCAACCCCAACGAACTGCTGAAGCAGCTGACGATGTTTACCACCCAGCGCTTCCAGAACTACGGCATTTTGGCGGACGCCATCGGCGATTACAACGCCCAGGCAGAGCGCTACCGGCAGAACCAGAGCGAGGAGAACAAGGCGGAACTGCAGCGGGCTGCGGCGCAGCGGAACCGGGCCATTGTGAGCCAGGTGGCGCAGACGGCTGTGTTCGCGGTGATGAAGATCGGCGCGGATTTTCTGCTGCACCGGTGGGACCGGGAGCAGGACGAGAACGGCGACGTGACCGCCAAGAGCATGTGGCAGCGGTTCGCAAGCCTTTACACCGAGAGCTTTGCAGGCAACTTCCTCTACGGCAGTGAGCTCTACAGCCTGATCGACAACGCGATGAACGGCAAAGACTACGACGTGCTGAGCGCGGCAAGCATCAGTGTGGTGAACGATCTGGCCGGAGATGTGGAGAAGTTCTTCAAGGAGTTTCGGAAGGACACCGGCGAAATGGACGAGGGGCAGCTGCAGCAGCACCACGACAAGCTGATGCAGCGGTTCATGACCCTGCTGGAGGACGGCTTCGAAGTGGCGGGCGTACCCTACGGCAACGGCCGGAAGATCGTGGAAGCCGTGCAGGGGTATGTGGGAGACATCGAAAACCTTGCCAACGGAGGGACCTTCAGCTTCAACTCGGTGCCGCAGAGCGCCACCGGCCAGTACGACCGGCTGTACAATGCCTATGCCAGCGGCGACAGCGACGAGGCAAAGGCAGCGGTGGAAAAGCTGAACGAGATGGGGAAAGGAGAAGACGTTTACAAGCAGCTGAAGACCCGGCTGGTGAAGTACGACGCGAATGTGAAGGCAGCGGCCGAGGCGCAGAATGCGGGAGATGACCAGAAACGGTATGAGCTGGAAATGCAGATGATCGAGCAGATGAGTGATGCGCTGGGACTGCCGAAGGGGAAGCGCGGGGACGTGGTGGACTGCGTGACCGGCGCGGTGAACCAGCTGGCGGACAAGCTGCTGAAGGGCGACAACTCCAGCGCGACGGACGACCTTGTGGAAGCCGTGGACAGCTGGGACGCCAGTGCCGTACAGGAGGAGTACGACCGGCTGGCGAAGGCAGGCAAGAGCGCTTCGACGCTGAAGGGAAAGATCACCGAGACGGCAAAGCCAGAGTACCTTGCGGGCAGCGACGCCGACCGGCAGCAGATGGAGACCATGCTGCTGGCACTGGTGGACGCGGACGGCAAGGCACTGTACACGGAGAAGACCTTTGCCCAGTGGGTGAAGGCGGCGGACAAGGCGGAAAGCGAGGAGAAAAAAGACCCGTATGCAGCGGTGAGATAAGGAGAGGAAAGGCCCCCGGCGGTTCAGATGAACGGCCGGGGCCTTGTGCGTGATAGAAAAAGTCTGCAACAACGACGACCGCGGCCTGCGGCGGAAACACAAAAAGTCCGCAGTGTTGCGCCGGCATGATTTGTGATACGCTGGACACAAGACGGAAGGAGGGAAAAACCATGCGGGTGAAGATCATCCGAAAGACATTCAGCGGGGTGGAGTTCTGCCCGGAGATGCGGGTGCTGCACCTGGGCGGGCAGTCCAGCGCCAACGTGGAGCGGCTTTATTTTGAGCTGCCGGAGGAGTGGCAGGGCAAGAGCGTGACGCTGCACATCCAGCAGCAGGACGGCACGCTGCCTGCGCCCATTTTGCTGGACGAAGAACACAGTGTGGCGGTGGGCAAAGCGTTCACGGCCGCGAAGTGCGGCAGCTGGATGCTGCTGGCGCTGGGCGAGGACGGCTACCGGGCACTGACACGGCCGACAAAATACGACTGCTACGAGACGCTTGCCACCGACGGCGACGCCGAGATCAGCCCGACGCAGTACGAGACCTTCGTGGCGCAGGTGCTGGCCTATGCCAACAGCGCGCAGAGCAGTGCGAAAGAGGCGCGGAACAGTGCGGCTGCAGCGAACCGGGACGCGGCCATTGCGCAGATGGCGCAGAACACGGCCCAGACGGCGGCCGCGCAGGCGGTGGTGGCGCAGCAGAGCGCGGAAAGCGATGCAGACCGCGCCGAAGCGGCGGCGGAGCGGGCGGAACTGACGGCGCCTTCGGACGGGGCGGTGCGCAGCGTGAACGGCAAGGGCGGCGTTGTGACCCTGACCGCCGACGACCTGGGCGCGGTGCCGGAAGGCAGTGGGGCGTATGTGAAGGCCGTGAGCCTTGTGGGGCAGACGCTGACGCTGACCTTTGGCGACGGCAGCACCCAGACCCTGCAGACGAAGGACACCACGAGCCTGGAAAACATGACCGGCGTTCTGGCCGTGGAGCACGGCGGCACCGGAAAGGACACGCCGATGACGGCGGCCGACGTGGGGGCTGTGGAGGAGGGCAGCACAGCGTATGTGAAGAACGTTGCCCTGAACGGCCGGACGCTGACCCTGACCCTTGGCAGCGGGGAGCAGACAAGCTACACCATCCCGACCGCGACGGCGGACACGCTGGGTCTGGTGAAGGTGGGGGAGAACCTCAGTGTTGAGGAGGACGGAACGCTGAACGGTGTGGAAGGCGGTTACAGTAAGGATGAGATCGACAGCAAACTTCAAAGGCTGGAAAGGATGATGAACATGGACGGCAAGTTAGTTTTTAGCGGTGCAGGCGTCTGCACTGGTGGCACCACTACAATGGCAATTCCCAGCACGGTGGACTATGCGGAAATTGTCTCGGCGATTCCGGCGATGGGACGAGCTGGCTACGGCGGTACAACCAGCAGCGGTTATGCTATCTCTGTGGGCAACTCCGTCGGCGTGTCGGAAGATTTCGGCCACGCCAGAGTCGCACGCGGCGGTTCTGCGACTGTAGCATTTACGGGTCTTAGTACACGCGGCTATTCGCCCATCAATTCAGTCCAGATCACTTCTGAGGTTACAGACATTGCACTGGTCTCCGTGTCCTTTGCCTCGGGCGGCACCCTGTCCATCTCGGGCGGCTCCAGCTCTAACCGCTTTACCGTGTACGGCTACCAGTACCTGTAACCCAGGAGGTGAACACATATGATGACTATTATTGACTGCACCACCCAGCCCGAGCACCGGGTGATCTACGGCATCTGCACCACACCTATCCCGGACGGCTGGGCCGTCATCCCGGAGGGCATGACCCTGCCGGGCGTCCTCGCATACGCGGACATCACGACCGAGGAGCGGGACGGCCTGCCGACCGTGACCGCCATCACCCCGCGCCCGGACCTTGTGGCGCAGGCTGAGGCCGCAGCCGCCGCAGCGCAGGAGGAGGCCCGCAAGCAAGCCGAGCAGATGGCACAGCTGCCGGACCGCGTGGCCGCGCTGGAGACCGCGAACAACGATATCATCTTAATGATGGCTGATTTGATTGGAGGGAACTAATATGAAAACTCTGAACAACCTGAAACTGCGCATTATGGTGCGTGCATTCCGCATCCGGCTGACTGCTGGTGAAGCCTTTGAGGACATCGCCGCAGACTACCCGGCCCTGACTACGGACGACCTCGAAGCCATCAAGGCCGCGCTGGAAAAGTAACCCGAGAAAGGACGTACATATGGCAATCAAACAGTATTCCCTCGCCAAGGACGGCTCCCGCAAGCTGTCCCCCAGTTTCACGGTGCGGGAGTTCCGCTGCCGTGACGGCAGTGACACCATCCTCATTGACGAGGGCCTTGTGGTGCTGCTGCAGTGCATCCGGGAGCACTTCGGCAAGGCGGTGACCATCACCAGCGGTTACCGCACGGCCACCCACAATGCGGCCGTTGGCGGCGCAAAGTCCAGCCAGCACCTGCTGGGCCGGGCGGCGGACATCCAGGTGGCAGACACCCCCGTGGAGGACGTGGCCGCCTATGCTGAGAGCCTGATGCCTGCATGGGGCGGTGTGGGCCGCTACCCGGTCAAAGCCGGCCGGGCCAAAGGCTGGGTGCATGTGGACACCCGCACCAATAAGAGCCGGTGGACCGGCTGAGAGGGGGAAACAAAATGAGCAAGACTATTTTTATCAGTCAGCCGATGGGTGGCCGCTCTGATGACGAGATCAATGCAGAGCGCCGCAGAGTGATCGAGATTGCCCGGCAGCAGTTCGGCGAGGTCGATGCGTTGGAGACCTTCTTCAGCGACTTCGGCCCTGCTGCAAAGCCGCTGGACTATCTGGCCCGGAGCATTGAGTTCCTGGCAAAGGCCGACGTGGCGATTTTTGCGCCGGGCTGGCAGGCTGCTCGCGGATGCCGCATCGAGCACCAGTGTGCCGTGGACTATGGCATTCCCGTGATGGAGGTGTGACCAATGGCAAGCTACTTGATTTCTGACGCGCCCTACGCGTCGTGGCTCTCCAATGTTTTAGCTACACTGGAGGAACACAACGTCAGCCAGATTGCAGTAGCGGCGCCTTTGCCCACTGGCGAAGTATTCACCGGCTACTTCGGTATGGACACAATGAACAAGGCGCTGATCGCAACGAACATTCAGGCTGACGCCACCATGGATGTGATCTGTGCTAATG